TCAGCGTCAGAAACAATTTTTACATTTGTGTACTCCATATTTAATTTAATTTATAATTTACCTTGGATTGAATTCTGCTAAATCAAATCCATCTAAACTATCCTCGTTTGATTCAAAACTCATTGGAGGTAGGTTATTTTTTCTTTGATTTATCATTTCACTTTGCTCTGTATTTTGCTGACTAATCCTACTAGATTTAGCCTCTTCTCGTTTGTCTTCTCTAGCTGATATACTTTCCATTTCCATAGTTCTCAACTGCATATTTAAACTAAACTCCTTATCCATAAGAACGCCTTTTAATTCAGCCTCTTTTTGAAGTTTCATTATTTGACCTTGTATAAGACTTTCATTTATTTGCATTTTAGCTTGAGACTCCATTTGAATACCTTGGGCTTGAATTTGAGCTTGAGCCTGTTGCTGTTGCATTGCTTGTTGAGCCTGCATCGCCTGTTGCTCTGCAACCAATCTCTCCTCTCGCTCTTGCTTTGACTTCCTTTTAAGTTTTAATAATTGGTTTGCGGTCTTAATGTTTCTAAGCTCTCTTATGTCAATAGCATCTTCCAAATCTATTCCTCCCTTAGATAGAGCCATTTGAATATTTTGCTCTAACTGAGCTTTTTGTTCCTCGTCAGGTGCAACCTCTATAAATATACCAAAGTCATAAATATATAAGTCAGATATCTCTCCTAAAATACTTACGTTGTATTTTCCAATTTGGTTTACAAACTCATCTTTAAAATCAGCATACTCTAAAATATCAGATATTCTATAAGTTAATGCCTGAGCAAATGCTCTGTACATATACAAACTTCCTTCAAGTATGTGTCTTGTAGCTGTGTTTGAATTTAATGCTGCTAACTTCTGAACACCAACTAAAGCATTAGGGTCAGGAGAACTTCCGTCTCTTGCTTCATTTAAGCCTGTTACAGAGCGAATCATTCCTAAGTAGTGATTATAGTTGCCTATAAGCATTTGTGTTTTAGACGCTCCCGAACTGCTTGTAAGCTGTGTTATAGGAACTTTACCTTGATTGTAATCACCATCTTGCGTGTAGCTCCTACCGACAACACTACCTGTTTGGAAGTATAATCGTAAAGCATCTTCAGGATTATAAGCATTACCCGTACCCAAGTCTACTTCATTTAATCCATCGGCATCAATAAACACACCGTCAGGTACAACCTTAGATATAACCTGCTGAAGTTTTAAATGAGTAATCTGAATAAGGTCAGCGAATGGTATCATTCTTCTAACTAAAGACTCAATAACACCCTTGTACATACGAGGTGCTACCGCTACATAATTTGGTATAGCGTGCTGAGACGCTGACTTAGGTCTAACCATATTCTCAGCCATCTCCCACTTTAACAAGATGTTTGTACCCATAACCATTATACCCTCATACCATACATCAATTGTTTTAGATACCTTTTCAAAGTTTCCTTCCTCAAGCATCTCAGCCGGTGGATTAAATGTGTCATCCTTTTGAACCATTTTTATTGAACCGGAATCATTTATTTTTTTCTTATAAGTAAACGTATTTGTTGTCTTGTAATTGAAGTACATTAAAGTACAAGTGTCTCTATAAAATATATCATTATCATAATACTGTGCTGTATTGTAATAATCCATCCAACCCTGTGAGCTTTTAGAAATTGTTTCTAAATCCTCTTTAGAAAGTGTTGGGTCAATTTTCATTAAATCCGTAATAGGAACTGTCTTAACCTCTCCCCAATAAAAACAATCCTTAAAGTGTGGGTCTTCAGTATAACTGTACACCACATTTGCAGGGTCTACATAACTAATCTCAACACCTGAACCGGGTAAAAACTCGTGCTTACCTACAGATATACCTATAACCGTTTGGTCATAGTCAAATCTTTTTCTAATGTCTACATACTTATTGTCTTCAAAAATAGTATTAACAGCTTGCTCTTCAGCAATCTCAATTGCAGGCTTGTAGTTCAATTGCATATATAACGCCAACTCCTCATCTGAGTTTGGTAACTCATCAGGCGAAGTAACAAAAGGATTTGCTCCTGTTTTTTTTTGAATTGTCTGCAGTATAGGTTTAGCAATCATCTGTCCCTGAATAAGGTCTTGATACTTGCTTCGTTTTTGCTGAGACATTGCGTCCTGTGCAAAAGCCTTAACCTTAAATAGTCTATCAGACATCCCATTAACTACGATATCTACGAACTTAGGAAGTACAGGAACGGGTGTCCAATCTAGATTAAGATAACTTAAGTCACCATCTATCGCTAATTCGTTTTTATATTTACCAACAGGTTGTTCTCCTCTAGCATAAAGTCTAAGTCTATGGAAAGTTCTCCATTGGTCGTAGAATCTACATTGAGTTCCGTCTTTCTTAAACCATTCGTACTGAATAGCCTGACCGACTTGTAAGCCAAACTCATCTTTCTTCTTCTCAGAATCAGATACAAATTGACTTGGAAAACCTGTCGATGTTATGTTTACATTAACATCTCTCATTGAATATATTCGCTTATTGTTC